CAAGATGTCAGGTCAATGGACATATGTGATAACAAAACAGAAGTTTGAAGAAACAACTGGAATTCCAGTGAAAGAAGTATAGTAAGATGGAAGGATGGATCACTAAGCGAATTAAGATACAGACTGCGGAATTTGCAAGTCAAAGAAGAAGGCCTGCAAATGGAGCAGGGTGGAAGATAGTAAGAGAGGTAAGATAAATGGAGAGGTCTATCAGGACAAAAAGAGTTGAGCATGATATGTCTGCCACAATTGGACAGATACTCATGGAGCGATACTCTGCAGTCCTGCCATGAGCAAGGCGGAAGTAGAAATGAAGTACACAGTAAAGGAGATAAGAAAATGAGGAATCAGTTGAAGATGGGCTATGTAGAATACGAGGAAATTGAGAGGGGAAGGCTTGAAGAGCTTGAGGAGGCGGAAGAAGAGCTTGAAGAGCTAGAAGACAGAGTGGCTCTTGTGAAAAATACACTGTTTTTCATCTTTGTCTTTGTGATGGGTGTGGCCTTAGGGCTACACCTGTAAAATTGTAAGGCTTACAGAGATTGGCAAGAGGTGATGGAATGACGAGATTAAGAGATTATTTAGAGAACTTGTTACCTGCGCTTGTGTTCGCAGATGCGAGTATTATCAATTTAACTGTGAACGGTTCAACAGTAACACTCGTGCGATCGGCTAAAGCGGATATCGAGTTGGACGCAAAAGGGCTGAGTGCGGCAGAGATTATGGAGCGATTAGGGAAAGAACTGAGTGAAGGACAATAGAAAAGGAGAAAATGATGAAGATTAGTTTACAGTTTGACGGGTATGACGAATTTACGAAGTATATGGGGAGATTTGCGGAGATTACGCATTTGCTCAAAGGGGAGACAGGAAAAGCAACAATCCAGGTTCAGATGCCAGCGGAAGTGAGCACCACACCACAACAAGCAGTTACACCAGTACAGCAAGCTGTTGTTCAGACACCACAAGAGGTTCCATTTGCACCAGTACAGCAAGCTACTCAGTCAATTACACCTGTTCAAACTGAGGTGCATAATTATACATTAGATGAGTTGTCGAAAGCGGCGGTACAGCTGATGGACGCAGGAAAGCAAGCAGAGTTAGTGTCGTTGATCAACACTTTCGGTGTCATGTCCATGCCAGAGCTTCCAAAAGGGCGATATGGAGAGTTTGCGGTGGCACTGAGAGAGTTGGGGGCACAGTTATAAGAATGACAGAATGTGATTTTTTGGAAGGATAGGAGAGAGTATGGGGCATGAAATGAGAAAACACGCCTTGCTCAGTGCGTCTAGTGCCCATCGGTGGCTAAATTGTCCACCGAGTGCAAGACTAGAAGAAGGACTGCCTAGCATTGTATCAGATGCGGCAAGAGAGGGCACACTGGCACATGAGTTAGCTGAGCTAAAGGTTAGCTTATATTCAAGACCTTTAGATCTATCGAAGAAAGCGTATACAGCGGCGGTAAAGAAATTAAAAGAAGACGAGCTTTGGGACGGTGAGATGGAAGGCTATACAGACGAGTATGTCGAGTATATCAAAAAGACGGCTACAGCCTTCGATGCTGTGCCATACATTGATGTCGAAAAACGGCTTGACTTAACCCAATGGATTCCTGATGGCTTCGGTACAGCGGATTGTATCCTCATCGGCGGTGGGGTACTCCATGTTATTGACTTTAAATACGGCAAAAACCCAAATGGCAGAGTGGAAGCTGATCACAACCCACAGCTGATGTGCTATGGCCTCGGAGCTTATCAGGCATTGAGTCTAATTTACAAGATTGAGACTATCCGAATGACCATTGTACAGCCTAGACTTAGTGATGGAATCAGCGAATGGGCTTGTACAGTAGAGGAGTTACTAGAGTTTGGCGAAAAAGTAAAGAAAATAGCAGACCTTGCCATTAAAGGCGAAGGGGAGTTTAACCCAAGCGAAAAGACTTGTAGATATTGCAAAATCAGAGACCGTTGCAAGGCGAGAGCAGAAAAGAACGCACTTCTTGTTCTAGAAACGAGTAAAGACCCAAAAAAACTGACAAATGGGGAAATTGCAAAGTACTTAAAACAGGGGGCAGATGTGTCAGCGTGGCTATCCGATTTACAGGCCACAGCACTTGCAGAGTGTCTTGCAGGCCGAGAGGTCCCTGGGTGGAAAGCGGTAGAAGGCAGAAGCACAAGAGACTGGTCGAATATGGATAAAGCCTTTGAGGTCCTCACAAAAAGTGGGATTGATGAGGCGATGCTGTGGGAGAGGAGACCACTAAGCCTTGCACAAGTGGAAAAAGTCGTGGGCAAGAAAGAGTTTGCAGAGTTAGTTGGAGACTTCGTAGTAAAAAAGCCGGGCAAACCGACTATAGTCGAAGAATCCGACCGAAGAAAACCAATAGATACAATATCCGCAAAGGATGTATTTAAATAACATACAAACAAAGGAGATTAGAGATTATGCAAAGTAATAGTGTGACAACAAAGGAAGTAAGATTATCCTATGTGCATTTGCTTAAGCCATATGCACAGCAGACTGGGCAAGCCCCAAAATATAGCTGTACCGTTCTTTTACCGAAAGCAGATGTAGAGACAAAAGCTGCTATCGACGCTGCAGTTGAAGAAGCAAAACAAAGAGGAGTTAGCACAAAATGGAACGGTGTGCTCCCACCTAAGGTGGATGTTCCTATTCATGATGGTGATGGCACAAGACCATCAGACGGTATGCCGTTTGGGGCAGAATGCAAAGGCTGCTGGGTATTTACTGCGTCAGCGACAGAAAGCAGACCACCAGAAGTGGTAAATGCACAATGTGAGCGAATTATTTCAGCAAGCGAGGTTTACAGCGGTATGTATGCCCGCATAAACATTACCTTTTTCCCTTATATGGTTGGCGGAAAGCGTGGAATTGGAATCGCACTAGGCCCAGTACAAAAAACAAGGGACGGAGAGACGCTAGGCGGAAGTACTCCATCAGCTGCGGATGTATTTGGCAAGCCAACGCAAGCCCAGCGGATTAACCCTATTACTGGACTACCAATGTAACTTCATACGATTTTATGGGAGGGCTTGATGCTCTCCCTTTCATCTAGGAGGAGAAATGAACCATTTGAGTATAGATATTGAAACAAAAAGCAGTATTGATATCGGTAAGGCTGGGGCATATCGGTATGCTCAGTCTAAGGATTTCGCAATACTGCTTTTTGCGTATAAGGTGAATGATGACGCTGTACGCATTGTGGACCTCGCAAGAGGCGAATTAATCCCTGAGGCTATAATTTGTATGCTTAGTGATGAAAACACAATAAAACACGCTTACAATGCGTCATTTGAATGGTACTGCTTAAACCGTGCAGGATATAAGACACCAATTGACCAGTGGCGATGCACAATGGCCCACGGACTGTACTGTGGCTATACAGCAGGACTAGAAGCAACTGGTAAAGCCATTGGACTTCCATTAGACAAGCAAAAATTAGCAACAGGTAAGGCCTTAATTCGATACTTTTGTGTTCCTTGTAAGCCTACTCGAACAAATGGCAATCGAGTATGGAATGAGCCACATCACGATATGGATAAGTGGAAGCTATTTAAAGAGTACTGCATTGGAGATGTTGTGGCAGAGAATGCCATTTTAAAACGATTAGAGCTATTCCCTATGCCTGAGTCAGAAGAAAGGCAATGGCAGATGGATGTCTTAATGAATGCGTATGGCGTAAAGGTCGATAAGGAATTGATCGATGGGGCACTTGCGATCGATGCAGAAAGTACTGATCAACTTACGAAAGAGGCTATCAACCTAACAGGACTTGCCAATCCAAATTCGACCACGCAACTTTTAGCGTGGCTATCGGAGAAGAAAGTTGAAGCAAACGACATTCAAAAAGCTACAGTGGCAAAGTTAATTGACGAAGTTAAGGACGATAGAGTCAAAAGGGTACTAGAAATTCGTCAGCAATTAGGAAAGACTTCAGTAAAAAAGTACGAAGCGATGAAAGAGTCTATGGGAGAGGGCGACAGAATCCGAGGACTGACGCAGTATTACGGGGCCAACCGTACAGGACGCTGGGCAGGAAGGCTAGTACAGGTGCAAAACCTTCCACGAAATTACATTGGAACTCTTGATATGGCAAGAAAGATGGTGAAGGCAAAGGACTATATTGGTCTAAAACTGGTCTACGGCAATGTTCCAGATACGCTCTCCCAGTTAATCCGAACAGCCTTTATCCCTTCAACGGGGCATAAGTTCGTAGTGGCCGACTTTTCTGCCATTGAAGCTAGGGTGATTGCCTGGCTAGCAGGTGAGACATGGGTTAACGAGGTATTTGCCACGCACGGTAAGATCTATGAAGCTACAGCATCACAAATGTTTCATGTGCCGATTGAACTCATTAAAAAAGGCAATCCAGAGTACAGTCTTAGACAAAAAGGCAAGGTTGCTACACTTGCACTTGGGTACCAGGGTGGAACAGCGGCATTGGTGGCCATGGGTGCACTTTCAATGGGGCTATCAGAAGATGAATTACCTGATATCGTGCATAGATGGAGAGCCGCCAACCCTAGGATTAAAGATTTGTGGTATGCCATTGAAGCAGCTGCTATTCAAGCTGTAGAAACGGGGCAGGCCCAGGCAACACACCGACTATTATTTACAATGGAATATGATTTGGTGTACGGACAGAGCTTTTTAACGGTTACCCTACCGTCAAAGCGAAAATTGTTTTATCCAAAGCCATTCCTTGCACCCAACCAATTTGACTCTCCTGCTATTCACTATTATGGCATTGATCAGAGTAAAAAATGGAGTGTGGCAAATACCTATGGCGGAAAGCTTACTGAGAATATCGTACAAGCAATCGCAAGAGATTGCCTGGCGGTCACTCTACAACGGATTCACGAGAAAGGCTTACAGGTCGTGTTTCATGTGCATGATGAGGTGATTGTAGATGCCCCTATGGAAACGACCGTAGAGGAGCTTTGTGGCATTATGGCACAGCCTATTGAATGGGCACCTGGGCTAATCTTAAAAGGTGCTGGGTTTGAAAATGACTATTACATGAAGGACTAAGGTATGAAGAATGACAGAAAAATCTTAATTAGCTCTGCGGGTTCAAGAAAGGCCGTTGTTTGGTCAAGAAGTAGCCTATTATGGTCAGAATTTACACAGAAGCTAAAAGTTCCTGTACGAGGGCAGGAGACAATGGAAGAATACTTAAATCTTCCAAAGCAAAAGCAGGATGAATTAAAAGATGTGGGCGGTTTTGTAGGCGGAACTTTTAAGGATGATCGAAGAAAAGCCGCTAATGTAGAGGGGAGAGACCTTATCACTCTAGATCTGGATAATATTCCCACAGGAAAAACAGAAGATATTATCAAGCGTGTGACGGCCTTAGGATGTGCGTCTTTAGTTTATAGTACAAGAAAGCATACTGCATATGCTCCGAGGTTACGAATTGTAATTCCTTTAGATAAAACAGCATCAGCAGATGAATATGAGCCATGTGCAAGAAAGTTAGCCTCCCTGATTGGGATTGAATTCTGTGACCCAACCACATTTGAAGCATCGAGACTGATGTACTGGGCAAGTACCTGTGCGGACAGTGAGTATGTATATGTGGTCAATGACATGCCGTTTTGTAGTCTTAATGGTATTTTAAACGCTTACGGAGATTGGCAAGATGTGACGCAGTGGCCACAAGTGCCAGGAGCTGAAGCCATCGAAAGAAGAAGGCTAGCAAAACAAGAAGATCCGACAACAAAAAGTGGCGTCGTGGGTGCGTTTTGCAGGACTTACCGCATCCAAGATGCGATGGAGAAGTTTATTCCTGGAATGTATGAGCCTACAGCGATACCTGGGCGATACACCTATACAGGAGGCTCTACCGCAGGCGGGGCTGTCATTTATGACGGAGACTTATTTATGTACTCCCATCATGCTACAGACCCTTGTTCTGGTCAGTTAGTTAATGCATTTGACTTAATTAGACTACATAAGTTTGCAAATAAGGACGACGAAGCAAAGCCAGATACGCCAGCCAATCGACTTCCATCCTATACGGCGATGGTTGCCCTGGCCCTAGCAGATAAATCAGTAGCCGATTTAATGACAAAAGAGAAGTTTTTATCTGCTAGAGAGGCATTTGCAAGTTCCTTTCAAGTTCCAGAGTCTGCAAACAAAGAGTTAGAGGCTTCAGAAGATGACCTTGAATGGGTCAATCAGCTAGCAAGAAATGAGTCGGGGGCGATTCTTAAGACCGTCAACAACATGATTATTATCTTAAAGAACGATCCATCATTAAAAGATAAAATTGTCACTGATGAGTTTGCTGGCCGTGGCCTTGTGATGGGTGCTGTACCATGGAATGTATCGAATGAACGCAGACAGTGGGACGATGCAGATGATGCAGGGGCATTCTGGTATATGGAAACCTTTTATGATTTGGGCTCAAGAGACCGACTAGATGATGCCCTGACTATCGTAGGGGCAAGTAATACCATTAACGAGGTAAAGGAATACCTGCAAGGCTTAAAATGGGACGGTAAGAAAAGAGTAGAACGGCTTTTACCCGATTACTTAGGGGCTGAAGACAGTGTATACACCCATGCTGTAATGAAAAAATCACTATGCGCGGCAGTGGCTAGAGCCATGTCAGGAGCTGTGAAATACGACTATATGCCAATCTTTACTGGACCACAAGGACTAGGTAAGTCCACATTCCTTGCCATTTTAGGTAAAAATTGGTTCTCAGATTCATTAGCTACTTTTGAAGGAAAAGAAGCGGCTGAGCTAATTCAAGGGACTTGGATCAATGAGGTTGGAGAGCTTACAGCGATGACAAGGCAAGAAACCTCCGCAGTAAAGCAGTTTTTAAGCAAAAAAGAAGACATTTATCGTGCAGCCTATGGAAGGCGGACAGAAAGGCATCCACGGCGGTGTGTGTTCTTTGGAACGAGTAATGATGCAGAGTTTTTAAAAGATGCTACAGGTAACCGCAGATTTTGGCCAGTAGATGTCGGGGTATTCCCGGCAAAGAAATCGGTTTGGAAGGATTTGCCAGAAGAAGTAGATCAAGTATGGGCAGAGGCCTATATGTATTGGTCTTTGGGAGAACCATTATATCTTAATAGTGAACTGGAGGAGATGGCCAAAGAGCAACAAGAGCAACATAAAGAATTGACAGGCAAAGAGGGTGTTGTTCTTGATTACCTTGATAAGATGGTTCCGGCCAACTGGGATTCCATGGCTTTAAGTGCAAAGCGAGCTTTCATCCAGGGCAATGCCACGGGTGTAACAAAGCTAAAGAAGCTTGACAGAGTATGTGCAGTAGAAGTCTGGGAAGTTTGCTTTGGAGGTGACAAGCGATATATGAAGAAGTCAGATGCCATAGAAATCAATGCCATCTTAGGTTCTGCAAAAGGCTGGGTGAGAACTCTATATTATACTTCCGATTACGGAAGACAGAGAGGGTTTAAACGCATTTAGCGTGGAACAAACTATGGAACAAACTACGGAACAAAGTCACAAACGGAACAAACCATGAATGGAACAAACTTTTTTTGTTCCACGATTGTTCTATGACTTTGTTCCGTGATAAATGGCTTATATTCGTTATTTATTAGCAATGGAACAAACGGAACAACAAATCTATATAATATAAAAAATAGGGGAATTAGGGAGATTAGGGCGTATATATATAGCCCCTAACACGCCTATTTGAAATATACATATACGCGTGTAGAAAGTTTGTTCCATTGTCCCAAGAGGAGTAAAAGATGTTAGAAAGAGATTTAGAACAGAGATTTGTAAGGGGTGTTAAGAGAGCAGGCGGGGGATGCTTTAAATGGGTCAGCCCAGGTAATGCAGGTGTGCCTGATCGCATTGTCGTCATTGATGGACAAGTGATATTTGTTGAACTAAAAACCGAACACGGTAGACTAAGTATTTTACAAAAAGCCCAGATAAGAAAATTGCAACAACATGGTGTAAATGTGAAGGTCCTCTATGGCCAAGCTGAAGTTGACGCTTTTGTTGCAGAAATGAAAGGTGGTGAGGTTTAATGCAATTTGTTCCCCACGCATATCAAAAGCATTGCATAGACAAAATTATTGAGCTAGACAAAGTAGGACTGTTCTTAGACATGGGGCTGGGAAAGACCGTGACGACACTGACGGCCATCAAGGAATTAAAGTATAACCGCTTTCAAGTTCGTAAGGTCTTAATTATTGCACCAAAGAAAGTGGCTGAAGGAACTTGGACAAAAGAAAAGGATAAATGGGACCATACACAAATGCTTCGAGTGTCTCCCGTTCTTGGATCAGAGAAAAAAAGAATAAAAGCAATTAACACACCATCAGACCTCTATGTCATCAATCGTGAAAATGTGGTATGGCTGGTTGATTATTATCGCAATGCATGGCCTTTTGATATGGTTGTCATTGATGAGTCCAGCAGCTTTAAGAATCACTCTGCAAAGCGATTCAAGGCACTTGTGCAAGTAATGAGTAAAATTAAACGCCTAGTCGAGCTTACAGGAACACCTAGCCCAAATGGGTTGAATGATTTATGGAGTCAGATTTATTTACTTGATGAAGGTAGACGGTTAGGCAAGCGGTATGGGCAATTTCGAGAACGCTATTTTGATCCAGGACGACGAGGCCCGCAGGGCTTTGTGTATGATTACGACCCAAAAGACGGTGCAGAGCAGTCGATACTTTCCGCCATATCCGATATTTGTATCTCCATGAAGGCTGAAGACTATTTGCAGTTACCCGATATGGTAATCCATGAAATCCCTGTGTCCTTAGATGCGAAAGCCGAAAAGGCCTACAAGGAGCTAGAACGAAAAATGATTTTAGAGCTTCCAGAGAACGAGGAGATTAGTGTAACCAGTGCAGCGGCACTTAGCAATAAGCTTTTACAGCTTGCCAACGGTGCTGTGTACGACGAAGAGCATAAAGCCCATGAAGTCCATACTAGCAAGTTAGATGCCTTTCTTGAGCTTGTAGAGAGCTTACAGGGCAAACCACTGCTTGTCTTTTATAACTTCCAGCATGACAAAGAAAGAATCTTAAAAGTGCTAGGCACAAAGAAGTTAAGAGTTAAAGAGTTAAAGACCGTGCAGGATGAGGACGATTGGAACCATCAAGAAATTGATATTTTGCTTACGCATCCAGCAAGTAGTGCCTATGGGCTCAATCTTCAGCAAGGCGGAAATCATGTATGCTGGTTTGGATTAACCTGGAATTATGAGTTGTATACGCAAGCAAATAAGCGACTACACAGACAAGGACAAACCGAAAAAGTCATTGTGCATCACTTGATTTGTTCAGGCACACGAGATGAGGATGTGATGAAGGCCCTGAAGAAGAAAGAGGGCGTACAGGACTTTGTGATGGAAAGCTTAAAGGCGAGAATTCGAAAAGTGAGGGAGGGGCTAAATGGATAAAGATATCTTAGTGGAGTATATTGACGCTTGTGCATTGGTTACTGAGACAGAACAAAGAATTCAGATGTTGAAGAAAAAGCAAGAAGAGTTACAGACCGATCGAGTGACTGGGAGTAACCCTGATTTTCCCTTTGAGGCAAAATCCTTTAAGATTCAAGGTTTAGTTAACCAGATAGGGGAGATTGAAAAGCAGGAGAAACTATTACAGGCTCAGATGGAATCCGCACAGGAGCTAAAGACTGCCGTGGAAGCGTGGTTGCCAAGTGCACCCTTACAAATGCAGAGAATCATCCGATTGCGGTTTTTTGAAAAACTTTCGTGGTGGGCCGTGGCTGATCAGCTGGGGAAAAATCATACTGGGGACAGTGTTAGAAAGAAAGTTGAACGGTTTTTGAAAAAAAATTAAACTTTTTTATGAAATGTCCTGAATGTCCGTTTTGTCCTGATATAATGATAATTGAGGAACAAGGATTTCTCGTAAACACTGTACATAGCCTCCGTAGCATGGCGTGTTTTGAAACTTGCAACTTACAATCTTTTCTTACAGTTTTGTGATTTCTCCTTCTAGGCAAAGGCACTGCGGACGAAGTAATGTCTTTGCCATAAAAGAAATCTACAAACCAAACAGAGATTAGTCCTTTCAACGAGTCATAACTTAGTAACAGTTCCTGGAAAAGCATCTAAATGCAGTTTTGCGTTTAGGTGCTTTTCTTGTTATCCAAAAAATGAAAGCGAGGTGAGATATAGGTGACAGAAAAGCAGAAACGATTTTGTGAAGAGTATCTTAAAGACTTAAATGCAACAAGGGCGGCTATACGAGCAGGATATAGTCGTGCATCAGCTAGGTCAATTGGGTTTGATAATATGTCAAAGGCAGAAATTAAATCATATATTGATGAACAGATGCGTAAATTGTCAGACGAAAGCGTGGCAACAGCCAAGGAGATTCTCCAATACCTCACTTCAGTGATGCGAGGGGAATCGGAGTCTGAGATTGTTGTGCTTGAAGGAATTGCACCAGGCATTTCCAAGCCAACGAGGGTGATGAAAAAGCCCGATGAAAAAGAAAGGCTTAAAGCTGCGGAGCTACTAGGCAAACGATGGTCTTTGTTTACTGAGAATCTGAATATTGAGGCTGAGCCAGTACGAGTTGTGATTGGTGGTGTTGACGACCTTGAAGACTAAAAAGGTTAGCCTTCCAGAGCTAGTCGGAAAAGGGTATGGAAGCTTTTGGAGGTTCAAGGGTCGCTACCGTGTCTGTAAAGGCTCGAGAGCGTCCAAAAAAAGCAAAACAATGGCGTTGTGGTTAATTACTAGCCTAATGCAATATAAGGACGCTAACGCCCTTGTAGTGCGTAAAACAGAGCGTACATTGCGAGATAGTTGCTACGCTGACTTAAAGTGGGCAATGAACCGCTTGGGTGTGCTAGGCCGCTTTAAGTGTACGACATCCCCACTTGAATTGACCTATGAGACTGGGCAAAAGATTTTGTTTAGAGGCTTAGATGACCCATTAAAGATTACATCCATCACTGTGGAAAAAGGGTATTTGTGTTGGCTATGGTTGGAGGAAGCCTATGAAATCACCAGTGAAACCGCTTTTGATATGCTCAATGAGTCTATTCGAGGTGCAATCCCTGAAGAAACAGGGTTGTTTAAGCAGGTTACGCTTACATTAAACCCTTGGAATGAACATCATTGGATTAAAAAGAGATTCTTTGATGTCAAGGATGATAACATTCTTGCAATAACCACAAATTATACCTGTAATGAGTGGTTAGATGAAACAGATAAAAAGTTATTTGAGGAAATGAAAAAGAATAACCCACGGCGTTATCAGGTCGCAGGACTGGGCGAATGGGGGCAGGTCGATGGATTGGTCTATGAGAACTGGGAAGAGTCAGCGTTTGACCTCGCAAAGATTATACAAATCTCTACAGTGCAGTCCGTCTTTGGCCTTGATTATGGATATACACACGATCCAACGGCTTTCTTTTGTGGGTTAATTGATACTGAGAGTAAGACATTATGGGTATTTGATGAAATGTATAAAAAGGGGCTGAGTAACGAAGCGATTGCCAATGAAATTATTCAGATGGGATATGCTAAAGAGCAGATCAGGGCAGATGCCGCAGAGCCAAAGAGTAATGACCGATTAAGGCAGTTAGGGTTAACTCGGTTGATGCCAGCAATCAAAGGCCCTGACAGTATCCGAAATGGCATTGACTTTATCCAAGGGTATCGTATTATTATTCATCCAAAATGCGTAAATTTTCTTACAGAAATCGGCAGTTATGTTTGGGACACAGATAAAAAGACAGGGGAGAAGATCAATCGACCAATTGATGACTTCAATCACTTGATGGATGCGATGCGTTATGCTCTTGAGCCTTTGGCTTTTCGGAGTAGGGCGACGGCAGGAAGGAGGCTCTAATGTGTAAGCATCAATTTTTACAGCTGAATGACTTGCGAGTCTGTAAACGGTGTGGGTTGACTATATTGCCCAACCGCAAAGCTTTTTATGATCAGCGATTGATTCAACAGCACAAGGAGGGGAAAAGATGAAATGGACGGATGACTACCCAGATCTGTCTGGGTTTTTAGATTATCTGAATACGAATGGTTTTACTGATGAAATACTTAACCGTCTGATTGATCGGCATACCTATAATCGCAAGCGAACGAAAGACCTATATGAGCGGTATAAGTGCTATGAAGACGAAGTGCCTATCTTTCAGCGAGAACCAAGATTCAAAGATGATAACCTAGCTAGATTAGGATTAGAACAGCTCAACAACCAATTAAGTCATGACTTTTTTGGCGAAATTAATGATGTGATGATCGGCTACTTTGCGGGCAAGGCGGCCTCTTACAGTTATTCCAGGGATAAAGAGGCCGAAGAGG